CATACCAAACAAAACAATTGCCGCCTGTTGCTTAGTCAACGTAACAGGGCTAGTACCATTTTTTGCCGCAATCGTATCTACATTTAATACACTGGTCATACAATACTCCAGTAGCCATTAACAGTGACTGTAGCGTTTTGTGTGATAGGCCCAGCAGATAAACCATTTTCATCACTGTCTATTGTAAGGTCATTGCTTATTGTCTGACCATTTAAACGTATAATACTGTTATTACCTTTGAACGGATATCGAGTGTCAGACTCTGTTTTAGTGTAGTTCTCTGCAACACTAAATACATCATACACAATCATCTCAATAACATCGTTAGCTTGTGCGCCTGTTGTTAGCGTTACAGTTGTGCCATTTGTTGCCGCATAGTCAGTAGTTGGTTTAAGCAAAACCCCATTCTGATATACGTCCATGAACATACCATCTGTGTATGTAAGGGTATTAGATGAACTGTCACTTCCAGAAAACGCTGTCTGGTTATCGTCTGCTGTATACAAAAATCGTGTTCTTACACCGTTAGTTGGACTTTTTCCTATATACGGCATTACTTTAAACTCCTTATGGCTTAGTAGGCCAAACAACATCATCTAGTGATGTGTATTTATTTGTTATATCTCTAAGTTCTTGACGATATGTTTTCATATTAGATGACATGGTTTGATCCGACAAACCATAATAATCTGTGTCAATTAAACGATTATTACGTTCTATTCTTAACATATCTAATTTTACTTCTTTTAATAATTCTGCTTCTTTTTTTACAAGAGCATCGTTATCTAGTGACACTTTCTTATCATCTTTATCATATGCAATTGCAGAAGAACCATCTCCTTCAATTCTAACAACAGTAGGATATAAGGCATATATAGCTTCATGTCTCATCCTACAATCTCCATTACGGTTATATTAGAAGCTGTTCTACCTACAAAATCTGAATCACTATTGTTATTACTCATTCTGTTTACATAAAATGTGCCACTGTACGTTGAACCAAGTGTCCCTTGTAATTTGTAAGTAACAGAACTTGTTGATGAAGGGCTATCTAAATGCATACCACCTAAATTAGGTAATTCTAATGCATAAGGAGATGAGGCAGTTCTACTAAGAGCAGATGAACGTATTCTATTGCTACCCTCTGCGTCACCTATGTAAATTGCAGTGCTATCTCTTACAATACGAACGTGTAAAGTAGCGGTAGTTGTTTGAGAGCAATTAACATTAAACATTACAAGAATTTTATTGTCTGTAGATGCTGGTGTAATAGAAACCGATAACCCACTTAAATCAACAAAGGTGCTTGTACTAGAGCTTGCAAAACTAGCTACAGCCGTCTGTGTTGCAGATTTAACTTGCAAAATAGAATCTGTAGGAAATATAAGTCCTGCTGGTCTAACTTGTGTTAGTGCCATAGCCTACTCCTATGCGTATGGGCTTGCCCCTAATACACTTGTGTCCCATGCGGCTTTTAACTCTGCAATCGTTTTAGCATCTGTTATAGCTTGTGCCGCTGGTGCATCACGAAGAGCTTTTTTCTTGTTCACAGAAGCAGTCTTGGCATCTGCATCATCTGCTTCCAATGCTTTCATGTATACAACGTCTTCTGCTTCAAGCAAAGGCGCACGAACTTCTCTTATCTTATCTTTAAAAATAGTTTTTGCAGTATCTAGGTCTTCTGATATTACACTACCAGAAAGTGTCCATGCACCACGAAAATGACGATCAGACGGCTTAGTGACACTAGCGGCATTTGCCTGATTGCCGTCCTTATCTAGTATATATGTTGTTACAGCCATCTAAATCTCCTTTATGCGGCTACTAGTTCTTCAGAGATGCGCCAAGCGTTTCTCCACTCTCTTGTTGCAGGAAGTTGATTCTTCCTACAGATAACCATCTTTGGACGATTACCTTCATCCCAATTTTTCCAAACGTGTTCTGGTATATCCTTTTGAATTAAATATTCTATTGCCTCTTCCTCTGTCATTGCCTCAATAGGTTCTGTTTGATGTAATAAATACCCACGAGTATGTTTTTTAAAATTAGGTTGAGCTTCATCCTTCTTTAATTCCCAGTATACCCAAACAGGGGGCAGTATACCACCCTGTAATGCACAAGCCATCCAATTAGGATCAGGCACAAGTATCTTTGCACACTCTTCTATCTTATCTTCATAAACGACTCGATAGTCTGATTGCACTCCGTCTAGGTTTTCTTTAGCCCAACATAGTCTGTCAAATAAATGTGTTCCTTGAAATTGTGGTGTATCCATTATCTATCCTATTGCCATTATTTCTAGTGATGGTGCATAAAATTGATCGCTAGTAGAACCATCGAAATGATGTGTTTCATGTAGTTTTGATTCATTACTACTTCCCCATTCTCTTCCTTGCATTTTGATGGTTTTTGCTGTTGTCCAACTTGTAAGTGCGCCAGTGTTAAAATCAGTTGCGGAAGCATTACATTGAAATGTTGCAACGTGGGTGGTCATCTGTCCGTAAGAACTTGGCATTCCAATACTGAATCTTCGATATATAATTTCATCATCATCAAGATAGGTACGAAAGTGCGAAAGTGGATTAGTATCGTGCCTATCATGTAAAAAACTAAACTTGTATACTACATTTTTTGTACCTTCAGGCGGTGTATAGGTTATGCTACTTCCTGTTATATCTGTATACGTTGTGGTCATATTTTGCACACCAGTAACATTTTCAAGTGTATATGTGCCACTCAAAACCTGAAAGGTTTGCCCAACACAAATACCGCAGAACATCTCAAGTATTCTACCAGTGCCTTTAGTATTATCTTGCAATAGGAGATTATCTACTTTTAATGTACTCATGCCAAATCTCCTGAACACATTCCGTTTGAACTAGCATCTGCAAAATTTCCAGAACTATTTACAGTTTCTAAACCAAATGTACTGGCAGTTTTTGCGTAACCATGATACGGATATTGAAGTATAGTGCCTTGTGTAACGCACCAATCTGTAGCTGAATTCATAGGATTTGTTAAGGTTATAGTTGTTCTACCTGTGTTATCATCACTAAAACTACTGTTATTAAAACTATCCCCAACAGTTCCTGCACTCGAACTTGCACTTACTGTCCATGCTTTTAATAAACCTTGCTCAAGATTTGTTGTAGTTGTGCCACTATCATGACTGGCAAAAACATTTATAATTTTATCTGTGGTCTTTCCTTTAAGATTGTCAACTATGAAGGTACTCATGCTAAATCCCCCAATACTGCACCATTAAAAACTTCTGTATCTTGTGGAGAATTATTGGCATAATTTGAAAAACCTATACCTGATGCGTCATAAAATGGTGTATAACTATTTGCTATATTTCCACCCATAACAATGTCAGATTGAAACTGAGCGTTCCAATTACTATCCGTTGTGCCATTACTTCCTAGCGCAGAATAATTTGCAGATGACATATTATTTGTAAACGCAACTTTATAATCTCCTGTGCCTAAATCTGTACTGCCACTTGTATTAAAACTATCTCTGAAAGCAATAGTTCCTGTTCCATCTAAAGACCACCAAGCCTTTGCCGCATCCTGCTTAGTCAGTGTAACTGCACCACCTGCAGATGTTTGTATTGTTGTGACCTTCAATGTACTCATATGATTGCCAACGTACCGCCATCTTCTACTTGTAAGGTGACATTAGAATTAATTGTAATAGGGCCTGTGGCACTAGCGTTTTCTGCGCCACCTATTGTTACATCAGAGCCTACTGTCTTATCGTTTACACGAAACATACCACCACCAACAAAATCAGATTTGTTAGCTGTTGGAGGTGTAACTGTGGCAATATTAAGACCAAGAAAGTTTACAAAGATATTACCTGTGCCTGTAGAAGGAGCAGTGCTAAAACTAAGTGTTGTGCCACTTACGCTATATTTATTTGTATCTTGAATAACGCCATCGACAGAAACAACAATATCCTGGTCGTTTCCTACCGTTCTAGATAGAGTAAAAGAGGTAGTAGAATTGTTTCCGTTAAATCTCTCTACGGATGGAATATCTACAAAATTTGCTGTTGGTTGACCACCGATGTAAGGCATAATCTCTCCTATGTGCTTATGGCATCAACAACAGATATCCACGCATCTAAACTACTCGCTGTGTTACTAACTACCTTTAGAGCGTCCCCACTTACTAAGGTTATTCTTGCGCCACCATCTAATACTTGCAAAGTGCTTCCTGTTGGTATAGGTGCATTTTTTATAATGTAATAATCGGCACTGCTTACTGTGATATACACACTTACAAGTATTTGTGATGTATGCACATTGGCAAGGTTGATACCTATGATTGCATCATCTGAGTTAGCTGTACGCAAGGTACTAGCGGATGTTCCTATGTTTCTTGCTATGTTTCTTTCAAAATCTTGTGCCATTATAATACCATTGCCATTGCTGTTGCGAAAGCGGCTGTTGTACCCCCACTTGTTATTCCAAGATTTGCAGGGGTAATCTTTTTCATTGTACCACCATCATCTACAAGAACGAAGTCTGCATCACTGCTTGATGTAGTGGTGGTTGGAGTGTCTGAATTACCTGTTGTGAGAACAGTTCCAGAAGCATCAGGTAAGGTAATATCTCTATCCGCAGTTGGGTCTGTTACTTTTAAATTAGTTTCATGACCATCAGCAGTAGCACCTTCAAACGTAATAAAAGGATTGTTTTGATAAAGATATAAACCTCCTCCACCAACAGTTTGGTTAGAAGATTGGAATCTAGCTACAAATTCATCATTTACTCTAATAACAAATCCAGTAAGGGTATCTGAAACATTCACCGAATTACCATTAAAATTGAAATCATCAATTTGTGCTTCCGTAATAGCACTATTCGTACCAAGTGTTACTCCATCAATAGCACCACCATCGATGTTTACACTGTCTGCCGCTTGTGTAGAAATAGTTCCTAATCCTAAATCTGATAAAACCTCACTTGTACTTCTGCTTTCTAAACCATTAGCTGTAAACCGTGCAAATTCATTGTCTGCTACAGATGTACTGTCTATCTTGACTGCGTTTGTGTTAGATATACCAAAGGTGAGACTTGCTTGTGCGCCTATGTCTGACAGAACCTGAGAAGCAGAACGGCCCTCGATTGATGTGCCGTCTACTCGTAGGAAATCGTTATCTGCCACACCGCTTGTAAACTTAGGAACATTGTTGTTTGATATACCTGTGGACAGAGTGGCCGTTGCTGTAATAGCCGTGCCATTGAGCGTCATGGCATCTGCCTCTAATGTTCCGTCTACATCTACATCACCAGAAATATCTAAACTTGTTGCGGCTACCTCTCCAGTTACTGAAATACCACCACTAGCTGTTTCTAACTTTTTACTGTTGTCATGGTAAAGCTCAACAGAACCATCATTGTTTGCAATAATGCTTTGTTCTCCATACTTACCTTGTATTTTTACATCGCCTGATGTGTCACCAATAATTAAGTCACCAGTTCCATTTACAATATTTGAGTGAGTGCCATTATGCCATATCTGTAAATCTGAACTACCGCTACTACCAAGTCGTAATCGAACATTATCACTAAATTCTAAATTACCAGATGTTTTTGTATCTGCCGCATCACTGCGTAGGAATGATGTGCTGTCTACACTATCAAGGGTGGTTGCGTTTACGTTAGTAAGACTAGAGCCATCTCCATCAGTAAGCAAAACTGTACCTGTCGCATTTGGTAGGGTTATAGTGCGGTCTGCGGTGGGGTCGGTAACAGTAAGTGTGGTTTCGTTACCATCATTTGTTGAACCTTCAAATATTAAATCAACATTTTGAGCGAGTAATAAATCACGGTTTTGTATTTGAGTTGAACCATTACCTGTCATAACAATTCTATTTTGGATACTTCCAGTGCTTACAACTTTTAAATCTAATCTTGCATCTTCTGAACCACTTGTTGTGTCAATGATGTCCACGTTTATTTTTGCATATACATCTTTATTTCCTGCGCTATCTTCTCCAGAAAAATCTATATGACCTATGACATCATTTGCGGCTGGACTAGAGCTATTTCGATATAATGTTAAAGATGGATTTTCGGTAGCACCATCATCACTACTTATTATCTGCACATCTTTGTAAAATTGAGATTCACCATCTTGGTGGACTGTGTAAAGATCTAAACTTCCATTTGTTTCCACAAATGTTTCTATCGCACCATTTTCTGTGCCATCTGTTACATCTCTTATTCTAGTTTGTATCTCACCATAGGTTATTTTTTCACCAGCATCATTCTCACCGCTGAAAACTATATTACCAAGGATGTCTTGATCCGCTGGACTAGAACTGTTTCTGTAAATGTCTAGTGTAGGGCCTTCGCCAGAACCACTACCAGTATCAGTAAGGGCAAGGTCAGGGCCAACATTTACTGAACCACCACTTATATTAAGATACAAGGTACTCGCACTTCCATTATTACGAGCCTGTATTTCATTTCCATCTATTGCGATATTTAAATTATTATCAGGGCCAATCTGCAAAGGGTGTCCAGTAGAAGAGGGAGTTACGTCAGTTGTACCTGTTAATCTTAAAGATGTAGTTGTTGTTGTTCCTGTGATAGAAGCATCGCCTGTACCACTAAAACCATTGATGACAGGCGTAGTTAAAGTCTTGTTTGTAAGTGTATCTGTGGAGCTTGCTGTAATACCGCCTATGTCTGACAAAACTTCAGATGTGCTTCTACTCTCAAGACCATTTGCAGTAAATCTTGCGTATTCATCATCTGCAACAGAAGTGCTATCAATTTTTACTGCGTTAGTATTAGATATTCCAAAAGTAAGTGAGGCTTGACCACCTATGTCTGACAGAACCTGAGAAGCAGACCTACCCTCTATGGCTGTACCATCCACACGCAAAAAGTCATTGTCTGCTACACCACTTGTAAATTTAGGCACGTTATTATTTGATATGCCTGTAGATAAAGTTGCAGTAGAGGTTATGGCTGTACCATTGAGTGTCATAGCATCAGCTTCTAGTGTACCATCTACGTCCACATCTCCAGAGATATCTAGGCTTGTTGCCGCTAATTCTCCTGTAACTGTCGCACCGCTTGAGGTTGTTTCTATCTTCTTACTGTTGTCGTGATATAGCTCTACTGCTCCGTCAGTAATAAACCTAGCTAAGTTTTCACTAGCATTTTTACGCAAATCAATGCCTGTGCCATCAGTATCAATTAGTAAACGCCCTGTTCCCAGTTCTCTTATAAACGAATTAGACCCATCGTGAAATATTTCTAAATCACTACCAGTGCCAAACACTGCTTTAACATTATCACTAAACGTCAAATCGCCAGATGTTTTAGTATCTGCCGCATCACTTCTTAAAAAAGAACCACTGTCTATACTGTCAAGAGTAGCGGCATCTACGTTAGTAAGATTACGACCATCTAAGGCGATGATATGACCACTAGCATCTCTAAACACTGCCTTCTCTGCTGGCTGAGTGCAGAATATTGTTTTTTCTCCTGCACCCCAATTAACAGCGTTATCATTATTTGTAGACTGAAGTATAGTAGTTCTGGCTAGTGTAGTACCAGAGGCAGTGTATGTGCCTATACCAACTTCAAAATCAGAGCCAAGAGTACAAGCATAATAGGTAGTGTTACCATTACCGATTGTAGTAAAAGGCTCAAAACCAGCAACAGCACCAGCGAGAGTATAAGTACCAGTACCTGTTGTGGTGGTGGTTTCTTTGACCCTATCGGCAAGTACGAGTGCCATAATGTCACCTATGTAAGTCTAATTAAAGATGTGCTAACACCAGTTGCTGGCATATCGATTGTAAATGTTCCAGATGTGGAAGTTTTATTTTCAGTAAAATCAATAACCGCTATAGCTGGATCACCAGATGCAGTATCATTATAAAGCACCCCGCCTCTAGCAGTAATTGTAGCATCTGAAATGGTTATATCTCCAAATGTTACATGACCTACTTCGCTTGTGCCTGAAGTATTTGCGTTTGGGGCTACTAATGCGGCCTGATGGCCCCCAGTTGTATAGCCACCACCAGATACTTCATTAGAAGCTGAACTGCTATAAGCCTGAACAGAAAAGTCCATATCTGTTCCAGTACCCCCTAAGTTATCATTTCCAGCTTGGCTATTTGTAAATAAAGCCATTTTTACAACTGTTCCTGAGCCAGTTGAAAAATTATGAGTTCCTTCAAAAAGCTCCTTTTTAAAACTTCTGCATATTTTACTTGAGCCAGTAAAAGCCATTATAGTCTCCTTATGATATTAGCCATATCTTGATGGCCGTTAGAAATTAATATCTGACATATAGTATCACGCTCTTGCTTCTTTGCCAATGCAACGTAATGAACTAATATATTTGCCATTTGGTCTTTAAATGCTCTTGCCTGTTCTTTTATAGCTGGATGCGTACCATCTGCTATATAAATAATTCTATCTAAGGCCATCTCTACTATTTGCTCGTTAGACAAGCCTCCATTATCAGAAGTATAAACTTTAACTGGGCCTAAACCCATCTCATTATCAAGCATTTAACACCTATATTCTTGGCGCACGTTTGTCGCCCTCTCTGGTATAATCAATCGTTTCTTTTGCCTCTCCGTAGTTTTTAAGAAGCGTAAGAGCGTCATCAAACTTAGTCTGATACATTTGCATAACATCAGGCTCGCCCTTCATAAATATATAAGCCTCTGTCAATGCACCATATAAAATAGCATTTGGCGCATTTGTTCCTAGCCAAGAAGTGCCGTCACCAGATGCT